TTTTCGTCCAGCTGATAGGTTTTTTCGGTATCCACAACCAGGGAGGAAGACAGGGCATCGGGATCACTCTCGGCCAGGCGGAGGACGTAGCCTGCCAAGTCGCCCTTGGGTGTAGCGAATGCCGAGGGGTCAAAGTGAAGGTCAGCGCGGATTCTATCTCCGTCAAGGCGGGCGTTCCGAGCGCGCCCCAGGAAAGTGCCGAGGCCGTCGTTGCTCATATCGGGGTGAGCGAACCGGCTTTTGGTCCCCAGTTTTTTGGTGTTCATTTGCTGAATGATTTTGGCCAAACTTTCGTCAGTGAATTGGCCCCTGCCCTCAGTCTTAAAATAACCACGCTGGGCCACGACATAGCCGCGCAGCACCATGTTTTCCCGGTCAACGCCGAGAGGTTTGCCTTGGATCGGCACTCGCAAACGGCGGGGAGTTTTCGGCATGGTCCTCATAAATTATCCTCCCATGGGGGCGAAAGTTTTTTCTGCTGTCAACCGCGGGCGATCCTCCCAGCGGGCCAGCAAACCCTGGATAGCGTCGTCAAGGGTGCCGGCTGTGCAGAGATCAGTAGTATTCAGGATCGCCTGGTAGGATTCCTGACACCACTCTGTCACAAGGTTTTCCGGGGAAAATCCTAGCCCCAAAAGTTGGCAGGTTTCCCTGTCAGGGGCCAGGCCGGCAGCCATGGTCTGGCGGTGGGCGGCGTAAAAGGTTTCCGCGCTGACCAAGAAATTACGGGCCGTGCGGGCCAGGCGGCCAATTCCTTCCTGTTCGATAACCATTAACCCCCGCAAGGTTGCGGCCAATCGCAGGCCGGCGGCCCGGCGTAGGGTTCCCTGGTCGGGGGCCAAGGGCGGAGGTTCAGTAGGCGGCTGTTGCGGTGGCGGCTCTTCTGCGCTGATGTCCTTCATGTTCAATGGCCGATAATGGGCGTCTCCATCTGGGATTGGATTCATGTCCTCCAGTCCTCGGACCTCGTTGATGCTGAAAATTCCCCGGTCCAGGAGTTGGGTATAAAACGTGGCGCGGCTAGCATTGTCTCCACGCATCAAAGCCTGGGAACTGTGCTTGCAATAAAGCTGGGGCGGGTTCAGGATTTTGCGGTCAAGTTCCTGTTCGTAGCCCGCAAGAATCGGCGTCAGCGTGTAGAGCAAAAAGAATCTGCCAAGCTCGGTCGTGTTATTGAACGTCGCCTTGGACAGGTCGCCCAAAAGGACTGCGGGGATACCCAAGAATCTGGCGACCTCTTCCACTGCGAACCGCCGGGTTTCCAACAGCTGGGCATTGGTAGGATCAACCGATCCGCCCGCACTTTGGTATTCCCAGGGGCCCCAGAGTATCCCAACCACATTGCCTCTGCTCGGCCCCTGGTGCTGATCCTGCCACGATTTCCGCATCTCTTGCCGGGCCTGTTGCGTCGGATTTCCGGGGTGCCGCAGGATGCCGCCAGGCCGTGCCCCATTGCCAAAAAACCGGGCCGCAAATTCTTGCGCTGCCAGGCCGAGGCCCAGAGATTCTAGAGCGTATTGGACAAAAGACTTTCCCGAAATTCCGTTGAATGAAAAATTGGGAACGTGCAAAATTCGGTCAGGGGAAAGCAAATATTCCTGATCGACCTTGTAGGCCAGTTCCCCGTTTTCTTTTCGGCCCGCAACCACTCGCCAGGGTTCGATAGGCCACAATTCAATGAGCTGCCCGTCCCCGGCCCAAACGATTTCGGCATAAGCGTTGCCCCAGAGCAGGCGGGAAATTTCCAAGGCTCGCCGGAATGAGAAGCTCCCCATTTCAGGGTTAGGTTCCGTGCCGAGCAGATAACTGGCGGGGTGATTGGTTGCCTCCTCCCTGCCGCCACCGGAAAGCTTCCGATAGACTCCCAGAGGGAGGGAGGCTAGAACGCGGGAAAGCAGATCCACTGCAGCGAAGACCCCGGAAAGCGAAAGCGCCTCTTCCTGATTCACGGTCATCCCCGCCGAGGATTGCCCCCGGCCCAAGAGCCAGCTGGGAACCTCGGTATAGCCGGAGAGAGGCCCGGTTTCTTTTCGGGTCAGGGCGTTGGCAAGCCAGCGCCCCAACCGGTGGAAAATTCCTTTTTTCACCATGTCTCAAAACCTCCCCCTCCAGTTGGAGCAGCCTCGGCAAGCCGGCAACGGCCAAGCGCCATAATCGCCGCAATTACCCCGTCTATCGTCCGTCCATCCCCTCCCCTCGGCTTGACCACCCGGCGGCATTTTGACAGGGGTCTGACAATGACGCAGGCATGTCCCACCTGCCAGGTGAGCACAGGGTTGCCGGGGTGGTGTAATTTTCCCGCGATTATCAATCGCTCGAAGTCCTCGACCGGCGCGGCAAAACTTACATCGTTTTGCGGGAATACCACCCTCGGCACGCCAAGGCCTTCTTCCAGCACCTTGCCATCCGGTCCACTCACCCCTTGTTCAATCGCTGCCGTCGTTTCCTCTGCAAACCTGGGGTCGTAGGCCAGCTCAATCAGGTTCACCCCTGCTGCGATTTCCCTGATTTTCTCGCGGATATAACCGTAATCAATCACGTCCCCAGGCGTTGCGTTTAGCCAGCCGCCGCGAACCCACTCTGCAAAAGACGCCAGGCTTTCCAGGTCGGCAATTCGTTTTTCCGGCAGCCAAAAGGTTGGCCATAAAAAATACTCTTCTTCCCCTTCCCCCTGAAAAATCAGGACCAGGGCCGACATGTCGCGGGTGCGAGACAAATCCAAGGCTGCCCAGCAATCCTTGCCGGCGAGGTCCGCCAAGGTATATTCCCGCCGGCACAATTCCCAGTCCGAAGCCCGTATCCATGGCGTTGCGGTTCGCTGCCAGATGTTAAGGCGATATTGACGGAAATCTCCCAATGCCCGCAAACTTTTTTTGCTTCGCGTGTAATCGGCAATCACTTCCTGCGGGTCAACCAGCCGGCCCAAAGCCGGATTGGCCATCGCCGCATATTTCAGAGGATCGCCGTCAAGGTCCGCGTCCGCCAAGTCCTGGGGCGCCGCGTAAACCGCCGCGAAAAATTCCTGGTCAACCGTCACTCCAGCTAACACCGATTGGGCGTAGGTAAATCTTTCGGCCCCATACCCGTCGGGGTCACTCCCCGCCGTTGAAACCTCAACCTGCAATGGTTCGCTACGGCTGATCCCGGCTCGGCTGATCCGCCGCACAAAGTCACGGTCTACGACGTGGGTCTCGTCAATTAGGACCGAGCCGTTCAAACCCTCTTTGCTTTCCTGAGTCCGGCTGTTGCTGCTGCTCAGCGGCATCATGATTGACCGGGTTGGCAGGTGGGTAATCAGCAAAAGGTTGCGGTTGATCGTGCACTCGCTCAGCAGCTCTTCCGACTGCAACAACATTTCGACCGCGTGCCGGCCGGCTATTTCGCGGGCCTGCTTGCCGTCCTTGGCCGCCAGAAAAACCTTTTGGCCCGGCTCGCCGTCGCCCGCCAACAAAAACCACCCGATAGCCGCCAGCGTTGGCGACTTCCCGTTTTTCTTCGCCACCAATATCGAGGCTTGGCGAAACCGGCGGACTTCTCGCTCCCATTTTTCGGACCAGCGTACCCAGGAGAAAAGGCGCAACACACAATCCTGTTGCCAGTCCAGGAGCCGCAGAGGTTCCCCGGCCCGCTCGCCTTCGTACAGTCGGCAGTATTTCTCGATCCAATCAATAACGAACCGGCCCCGCGATTCATCGAACCGGCAGCCGTTGCTCGCCGCCTTTTCGTCCGCAGGGGTCCTGGTCCATTTTTTGGTTTCATGGTCTGCACAGGCCATTAGTCAAGATCGTTGTCTGTGTCATCTTTCACAGGTTCACTTTCGGCGTATTTCCCACACCATTCCTCAGCACTGGTCGGCGGCCAAAACGCAATCACCCATGACGCGACTTCTCCTCGGATCACAGCAGAGGGCGGGTTGGCCCGGCACTCGCCATGTCCAACTTCCTCACCCTCCTGCCAAAAGCGGCATTTAGCACAACTGCCCATGTCATACCCTTTCACGCCGGATCACCCCCTCCACCGTGGGAACCGAAGATGATTCTGCCATTCTTCCCCGGCTCGCCGGGTCAAGGCCCAGCAACTTCCCGAAACTTTCGATTGCCTTCCATGCCGTGCGCTGCAGCTGGTTTGCCGGGTGAGCTTGCAGCCGCCCGCCGTGCGCCTCGTCGGCGATTACCCGGCCGTCCCTCTCCAGCATTTCGGTTGCCAGCCGGTGTTCCACCGTGGCCTGGCAATAGGCTGCCAGTAGGGCCTGGTCCAACTCGGTTAGCACGCCGGCGTTCCCCAGGATCGTTGTCACTCGCTGCCATTCCCGGCAAGCCTCCCCCCCAAGCCATTCCGGGGGAGACGGCGCCGAGGGGGTAAACCGGAAATTTTTGGTTGGCTGGATAGGACCGCGTGCTCCCATAGAAGATCGCTCCTAAGTAAAACAAAACCCCTCACCCCAGCAATAAAAACCCCAAAAAAATGCACACGCATGGCACGAACCGTCCTTGGGGAGGGGGTCTAGGGATTTACCCCCCCCTACCCTTGCTTCGTTTCTCCTCGGCCGTCTTGACCACGTGGCAGTATTCACACAGGGATTGTAGGTTGCTTTCCTTGTCCTCCCCGCCCAGGTCCTTGGGCTGGATATGGTCTACCTGGGTTGCCAATCCCAGGCAGCCGGCTCTTTTGGCCTGGCAGGTAAAATTGTCGCGTTGCAAAACCATTCGCCGTATCCGCCGCCAGCGCGCCCCGTAGCCGCGCTGGTGCGCCGACAGTTGAGGACTATCTGTTTTCGATTTAGCTCCAATGGGTTGATGCTTTTTCGCTTGGGTGGCCACGACCTTCTCTTCTCTCTTTTTTCGTCTCACTAAAGCGATCAAGTGCCAGCGCATGGCCTGCCTATAGTAGGCAGGCATAGCGTCAGGCCGGCGGGCAAACGCCTGGGCCAGCGCCAGCGTGGCTTCCGCTTCGGCGTCTTCTACCTGCCCGCGAAAGGGCCAGGCCACGGCCCTCGCCAAGGGCAGGTAGTCGAGGAGGCTGGCCATTAGTCACAATTCCCCGCCTCAATATCTTGCCGAATTGCCGTCAGCATTTCCGCCCACGTTCGCACGGGCAGGCCCACCTTGGCCCGGACCTCGGCCAGGGATTGGTAGACGGCCCGCATGAGTCCCCGCAGCATCATGGTCTGGCCATCCGCGCCGGCCAAGTGTTGCACGGCCCCGGCCCGCCGCTTTTTTTTCTTGGCCTCGTCCTGGGCAGCCGGGTCAAACCGGGCAGCTATCTGACCGGCCTGCCGGCGCTGGGCCTCCGTCACCTCCGGCAGATAGTCGATCCGCAGTGCTCCGTCAGGCAGCCAGCCGACCCCGGCGATGGGGATGCCGGCTGATCTCAGGGTGAAATCCAGCAGGCCGGCAAACGATTCCATCTCCATCACGGTCTACCCTCCCAGGCCCAAAGGCCCGCGAAAAAGGCATCGTTTCCAAGTAGTTCCCGGCAACGGTTAAAGTGTTTGTGGCGCTCCTCCAAACTCGCCGGCGGCCACGTTACCCACCAGGCAGAAAACCAAAAAGCGGTTTCCCTTTCCGCCACCTCTATATAGGGAGCCAGGTTTCTCCCAATCGCCCCGTTGCACGTCCCACAGCCAGTCCAGAGGTTGCGGAGGTCCTCAATTTTCCGTTGGTTTTCGGCGGCAATTTCCCAGTTCCTTTTGCAGACGGTCTCCGGGGGGAAAATAGCCATTAGCCTGGCCTTTTCCACCTGGTCAGGAAGTGCGCTCAAAAAGAACCCAAAGGCCCAGTCCATGGCCTGCTCTCCCCTACGGCCTCTTCCCTGAACCATCCCAGGGCTTGGCGTGGCCGGCACCTATCATCATCTGGCTTAGTGTCGTGTCCCCCGGCAGCAGATGCTCTAGGGGGTTATCGTTGGCGTAGATCTCGACTAGAGCGCGGCCGTATTTTTCCCTTCTGATCACCTTGGCCTTGCAGGGGCTATTCGCGTGCAATTTCAAGAGTTTGACCAGGTGAGCCTTGGCCGGCGGTCCTTCCTTGGTTTTCATTTCCGGGGCGTTTATCCCGTTGAGCCGGCCCACGTCGGCCACTAGCCAGTAGAACCTCACCGTATCGCCGTCTATGGCCTCCACGGGCAGGACCAGGTGCAGCCCTTCACGCGGGGGGAATGTCAGCGGGGCAGCCTGCTTTGGTTTTTCTCCCCCAAGGACCAGCACGCCGACTAGGCCGGCGTGAATAAAAAGAGCCAGTGCTATCACTCCCCGCATAGTAGAGACAACCTTTCTTAGCTTTGGGCCAAACAATGGGGCGAAATAAACAACCGCTCCCTGTGCCGATTGGCTTTGCCGTTGCCAAGTTTGGCATAACCTCCCCCGGCCTTCCAAGCGTGAACCCGCCAGCCGGTGTCGAGCAGCTGGTCATGCTCACCTTCGTAGCCGGCCAAAACGATGCGGTAATTCTTTCGTTTCCCCCGTTTCAGGCACCACGTTGCCACGTCCTGGGCGACGGTCATGCTTTCCCGGTGGTACAGCCTTTTGTCGCGCTTTCCGTCAGAGTAAGGGGGGTCGAAAAAGCAACCCACGGTAGGCCAATTATTATCCTGCCAATCGCCGCCGCAAATCCTGGCCCAATCACCGCAGACAACGCGAACTCGGCGTAGGCGTTCGGAGAGGCGGGCAAACCAACCGTAGATGCCGCCGTGCCCGGTGGCATGGACGCCTTTCCCCTTGTCGGCCAGGTGGGGTATCTGGCCCGGACGAGTCAACCCATGCCCAATCCAGCAGCCAGCGGCCCATATCCAATAACCCGCCAACTCGATATCACACCACTTGTCGTCCCGGCACAGGTTTTCCAGCAGGTAGTTTTCTTCGCGGACCAGCCTTGCCTGGCGAGCCATTAAATCCGCGTGATTTACTGGCCAGTCGCAGACCTTGGCTATCTCTTGCGGATGCCGCTGGATAGCCCGCCAAACATTGCAAATGAACCCGTCGGCATCGTTGACCGTTTCCGTATGGAGTCGCGGGTCATAATCCGGGCGGGCCAGGAGCACGGCCCCGGAACCAAAGAACGGTTCCAGGTAATGAGCCGGCTGGCCAAGCAAATTCCAGACCTTCCCGGCAACCTTGCTCTTGCCACCGAAATAGGGGAAAGGGGCTTTCAGGGGCTTTGATTTCTCTGCTGTGGCTAACAAGGCTTCCTTGCCTCCCAAGTTTAAGCCGGCCCCTTCGGCCTGGCGGCCTCGCTGGCGAACCGGAGAATCACCGGCTCGCTGGCGTACAGCGTGTAATCCTCCAGGTAGTCCGCGTCAAACGCCGCGCGCCTGGCCTTGCAGCCCCGGCAAGTGCCACAGTGTTTCTGCCCGCCCACCAGGCAGGACCAGGTGTCGCGGATCGGTGCCCCCAGGCGGTGAGCCCTGGACAAGATCCAAGAAAGTTCCCGCTCCTGGTAGGGCAGGTAGAGGGCCAGCTCCTTGCGCATCAGCAGCCCGACCAGGTTGGCCGCCGGCGCATCAAAGCCCACAACTCCCCGGTCAATCCGCACGCCGCAGGCCAGCGTGGCCGCGCCGCACGTCAGACCACGGGCAGCCGTCACCGCCAATACGGTCAGGCCGTAATGTTCAAATTCTCGGCGGCGAACCTGGCCATGGGTGGGCAGCAGCGACGGAGGAAATCCGCTGATCGTGACACACGACAGGTCTACCTCTTCCCCGGATCGGCGGTGGGTGTTGGCCTGGCTGACGATCCGCTCGGCGGCGGCCAGCTCCATGCCGGCGGCCGGCTGGCCATGGTCGATGTAGAGGCAATGAACGCGCTCGCCGGCGTGGCGCAGCTGCCAGAGCAGGCCGGTGGCGGCGAGGCCGCCAGAGTAGGCGAGTATGGTGGTTGCCATTCATCCTCCTGTTAGGCAGCAGTAGGCGGCCCCGGCCGCTTGTAGAGTTCCGGGTTATCGGCCGCGCTCCCGCCGCCGATGGCTTGGCTGATCGTATCTCCACCCGGTGAACCTTGGGGAGACCAGATTCCCCCGGTGGAATATTTCAGCTGACTCTCCGGCCAGGGCTGCAGGTAACCGATAACCTGTTCAATCGGCAATCCCCGGATCGGCTCCAAGTCTAAATCCGTGGGGGAAAACCCCATGGGCGGCCGGGTGGACGTGGCCTCGAAACTGACCGACGAGTTGGCCGGGTTGTAGGTGGCCCACTTTTCCGGCGGGATAACATACTTGTCATCCGCAGCCTTGATCGGGTCTTCGCCGAAAAATTTCACGGCCAGGTCGATCAGCAAGTATTTGATATAGCCGTAGGCCACGTCGAAAAAATCCTTTGTGACGTAAAACCCTAGCTCGTTGTCCGAATGTTGCATCGCCTCGGAAATCATCATCATGACCATCTCGCCGGTGCGGTGCAGCCACTGGTTGGGACAGCCGAGCGGGCCGTAAAAAGGGACAGGAAAAACGACGAACATTTGCGGCGAGGGCTTGGCCTTGGTCGGGATCAGGGGCGAGCTGTTGGGGAGCGCGGCTTTGGCCACGAGGCGAGTTCGTCCAATCACCAGGAGCTGATGAACTTCGTAGAGGCAATCGCGGCTGGGGAACCGATCGAATTTCCTATCGTCCCATCTCCAATAAACGTCGAAGAGGGCGCGGCCGGCCATGTTCACAAAATCGAAAATCACCCCGTTGTTGGTTTGGAGGTAGCGGCCGGGCTGGGGCACGGCACAGCCCATTTTCGACCACACAGTTCCTGGCGGCGTATACCAGGGGGGCGCGTTGCTACGAAAAGGCGGGACAATGGGAACGAGTTTTTCCACCCCTGAACCCTGGGGCAGGGGGATAGATGTCCCCGGCAGGGCGATTGACGGGGTTCCGCCGGGCAGATTGGTCGTGATAGTTTCTTCGGCCATTTTCGGGGTCCTTCCCTTTGGGGCGTTCCTTATTTTCCTGCTGCCGGCCGTAGCTGCTTGGCCAGGCTCTGCAACAGGTTAATCGTTCCCATGGTACCTGGGTAATCGCGGGCGCAGACTTCCATAGCCCTCAGGTGGCGTTCCAATTCGTCGTTGGGTTTTTCCACCTCCACGAATCGCAGTTCGTGAGTTGGAGGGGCGACTGGGCTTGGCGGGCTTGGGCCTGGGCTGTCAGGCGGCGGCGGAGCCATCGGGACTGCGTCCCTACCGACTCGCCGCCGCCGTGTTCGCGCTCGCCGCAGCCAACCCAGGACTGAAATTCCACCCATCACAAGGGGAGCAATCCCGCCCGTGGCCGCCCCGCCGATAACCCACGGCAGGATAGTGGACACACCGTCGAGGATGGTGCCGACCCGTTCCAGGCGCTTTTCGTGGGTATCTACCCGGTCGCGGATTTTGCCCAGCAACCCTTTTTCTGGTTCAGGGCCGATCGGGCCTTGGATGCCTGCCTGGCCCGGTTGTCCAGCTGGCCCTGGCGGCCCTGGCGGCCCTTGTGGCCCCGCCGGCCCTGGCGGGCCTTGCATGGGTTGCCGGCCCGCGATTCCCTCTACCTGGTTTTTCAGGCTGCCGATTTCGCCCCGGATTTTCCCCAGGTCCGCTTCCCAACCGGCTGGCGGTGTGGGGCTTGCCGGCTGCGGCTTTTGGTCTGGCGTGGGCGGGGGTTGCTGCGGCGGCCGCCGAGGCTTGAACCACCCCGGACATTTCCCCCTCAAAAAAATTTGGATCTCGCCCCAGCCCGTCGCCCACGAGGTCCGGCTGCCCGCCCCAGGGTGGGACGTGACGACGCCGATAATCCGCCCATTGGCGATAACCCCGCTGCCACTGTCCCCACTATCCACCGCCATGGCCAGAGTTAGCCGGCCGCTGCTGTAGCTCTGCACCGATCCGGTGCGGCGGTTCAACCCGCCCTGCACCCACCACGGAGAGCCGTATTGGAGGACCGGAATCCCCGGCGACGGTGCAGCCTCGGCCACGGGTGTAAATGCCGTCACGCCGGCGGCTGGTATTTCCACGGCCGCCAGGTCTGCCTGGCCATCGAAGGCGATTAGGGTTCCCTCGGCCTCCTGGCGACTCGCCAAAAAACGTATCTTCATTTTCCCGCCGATCCGGCCCCGGAATAAATGGCCACAGGTCAAGACCAGGGCGGTGCCGCCGTCCCGATCAATCACAGTGCCGCTGCCCCCCACGTTCACGTTGGTTAGGGAGACGGCGGCGGCCCGGAAGGCGGCTTCGCTGGCCGGCCAATCCTGGGGGGTCTGTTTTTGTTGCGGCGGGCGATACCCTGGCGGCTGCAAATCCTGCGGCGGATTAAACGGCGGCGCGATGCGGGGGCCAAACTGCCCACCAATACCCGGCGGTCAGTATTGGGCCGGCAGCTGGGCGGGCAACAGTGCCAAACAGAGAATGATTCCGTTCATTCAAGATTTTCCACGTCTAACTCGATCCGGCCCATGTCCTCGTAATCCGGCAGTCGGCACACGTCAGTTGGCGACATCTCTGCCGGCTGTTTAGTGAGGACGATGCCAGCTTCCTGTAGAGACTCGGCAACCAGCTCGGAGCAAAACACGCCGTCGGGGTCGATGTCCGCCTGGCCCCAACCGAAAAGCCGGCGCAGCAGGCGGGTTATCGGGCCGAATGACCATACGAATTGGCGGGGGGCCGCGTAGGGCCGGCCTAGCTGAGAGAACCCAAACGATAAAATCTCAGAGCGGAAAATCAGGGGATTGACCAGGCGGAACCAATGAATAGGATCGTCCGTTTCCGCCAGGTAGAGGGAGAGGGGATAGAGGCTGACGCCCCGGTGCAGCGTGGATTCCAAGATGAAAGGGCAATTGGCGGGCCGCAAATCGTCGCCGTAGGGAAGGACCACGAAAAACCCAACATGGCTCCACGGGCCGGTATAATCCTCAATCACCCGGCTCGACAGGTCTGTGCCGGCAACCGCCAACACGTCGCCGGGGTGGGCCAGCTCCAGGAATTCGGCGTAGGTCATGGTCGCTCCGGGAAAATTTCGCGGGAGAGAATGGCCAGGATTTCCTGGTGTGCCCGGTCGTTTTTGGTGAGTTCCGACAGAATGCCGTTTTGGTGTTCGAGCAGCCCCTTTAGGATCGCCTGATTTTCTTGGGTGGCCTGCTCCATGGCCCCCAGAAACTCAAAGTGGCGCGCCACGATTTTCTCGCCCAGCCCGTAGGCCCACGTTCCGATGCGGCGGCCAACCTTCCACAGCCCCACCCCCAGGGGCGTAAGGACGGTGGCGACGATGGCGATGATTGCTCCTCCCTGGTAATCCATTACCGTCCCTCCCCGCATCCGTGCGGGCGCAACCCGCGCCAGCTCTGTGCAGCTTGCGCGGGCCTGGATAATCTTTTCAATGCCAAGGGACAGAATCGGCAGGCTAAATGAGGGTCTGGGAAAACGGGGAAATGAAGGCGGACATGAGAATTATCCCTGACATTGGCCTGGCTTGCCGGGCGACGCTTTCGGGGGGGTTATCGTCGTTCGCCCGCCGACGGGCCTCCATGCCCGTCCCGGCAAAAAATCCTAACCAGGTCGCCCCATTATGGATCGGCCAATCCAATTTTTGCAAGGGATATATGCTTTTATTAGCCGAAAAAACACCCTAAACTGGGTTTTTTGCCCAATCTATCGTGGCGAAAGCCAATTTTTTCCAAAAATTCAGGAGTTATTTTTGCCATGAAATTTCTGCCAATGCGGCCCGGAATTCCCGAAGGTCCTTCCCCTCCCATTGCCGAGCTATCTCCAGATCGGCCCCGGCCAGGGGAGTGAACTCTTTCAGTTTCCGGGACGCGGCCTCGTCGCCCTCAAAAACAGCAACCAGTGGCACAAAACGTTTGCGCCCGTAGGGGCCATCGTAAACTTTGCCCCATTTCAGGTGCACCCCTGCTACCTGGGGCCGCTGGCCATGGTCGAAGGCCTGCATAGCCGCCAGCTGCTCGGCGGTGGGTTCAAGCGTGGAATCAATAACCGGTGTCAACCGGCTCTTGCCCCGCCGCCCGGTTCCCGTGTGGTGAGCCTCGCTCGGCCGCATGACAGCCTCCACCGCCGCCGCGCTGACGCCGAACCGTTTGCCCCAGCGGCCGATTGTGACCATGCCGCGCAACTCGGCCTCGACCATGTTGTTCGACCGACCAGCCGCAAAATCAAAACCTGCCATTTTCCATCCCTCCCAGGCGACACTTTGTTTTTCACTACACCTATAGTATAGCACGTTGCTATACGTTGTCAAGCCTTTTTAGAAATATTTTCCAAAGTTTTTTTCTACAGATACTTATACTATCTTTATCTTTTATTCTGTTTTGTCTCGCCTGGCGTTTTTGCTTCACGCGGGGGGACGGCTTCCCGGCGGGCCAGTAGGCGCACGGCTTGGCGGATTACGTCGGCCTGGGAACACTCCAGGGCGGCGGCCAAGGTGTTGATTGTGTCCAGCGTCTGGGTAGACAGCCGGCAGTTGAATTGCGTTTTCATATCCCCCCCCCGGTGGTAGTGTGGATTGGAGGCGACGGGGGAAGTATAGCAGAATGCTATGGTTCGGCAAGGGGAGGTGAAGAAAAATCCCCAATCCCCTCAAACGATTTGGGTTTTCTCCTCCCTGATTTTTCCCTTTGCCTCCCTCGGTCTGCAATTTAAGTCGCAGGCCCTTTCCATTTTTTTTCTCAGCTTCTTCCAGTTGGGCCGATCTTTTTTAATGAATTTTTCGTCCTCGTCATCAATCAAGGTTTCGCTCCATAGCTCCCAGCCATTTTTCAAAAAACCTTCAATCATCCCCTTTAGGGGCCAGCATCTGTCCGAAGGGTGATTCTCCTGGCAGTAGCTGTGGGGCTCGCACCACACCCAGAAGACCCCCTCAGCCACTACCCATTCGACATAGGCCAAATCAGCATAGTCGCATTTTTCTTCGCTGAAAACGAGGCTGAGGCCCGGCTGCGGAACAAAGGGCAGAAAAACATGCCTGCTTACAGTAGCCTCCCCATCCCAACACTGGATTGTGAGGTAAAGCCAGCAGGACCACGGCGGACCTTGGACGTAATCTGTTTCCTTCAATTGGTCTTTCATTTCTTCACCACGGCCTGGGTTTTCTCCTCCATGGTTTTCTCGCGGGCCTCCTGCTCCCTAATCAGCCAACACCAGCCCGTGTTTTTCCTTAGCCTCAGCCAGCAGCTTGTCTAGATGGACCAGGTGGTGATAACGGGGGTAACGCAAACCGGCCTCCCACCGCTGGATTGCGGGCTGAGTAACACCCATAATCGCGGCAAACTCGTTTACCGACAATCCTAGGGCCAGCCGTAAAGCCCTGATTTTTGCAGGAGTTAGCATGACCATAAGTTTACCTAAAAAAAACCAAAAAACCATACCAAACTGGTCTTGACGCTGAATACCAAACTGGTACACTCTTCCCTATCGCTTCCCCAACGGGCAGGCCAAAACCAGGGACAGCAACGGCCTCCCTGGCCCCCAGTCAGCGGCCCAGCGGTCTTCGGACCCCGTGGCACAAGCCGGGCTAACAGATGGGCCTCCGGCCACCCCTGGAGTAGCCGGATCTTTGATAACTTGCGTCGTTTTCCCTTGCCCCCAGGATCCGGCCTGGTTTGGCGGGGTTAATTCCTTTCGCCGCCAGCCGGGCTGGCTTAAAAACCTCCGCCTGTGCCGGCGCAGAGGTCTTTCGGGAGGAAAAGCACGAGCACAAGTTATGCTCTACCCTTTTTGGGGGCGGTCCCTGCTCAGCACACTATTCAGGTGATCCGCCCGGCTCTTCGTTGACCGCCCGTACCAGCTGACGTAGCGAGTGGTCGTGTGCCCCAGGACGTCGGCTATGGACCGGTCGGGCACCCCGGCTTCGATCAGTCGCGAACAGAGGCCGTGCCTGAGACAGTAGGCCGACACCGTTTTCCGCACCCCGGCCGCCGTTGCGTACCGGCGGAACTCCTTGGCGAACGTTCCGCAGGTCCACGGCCGGCCGAGGGTGTTCACAAAGATTTTTTCTTGGTTGGGGGATCGCTGGCGGCGTAGCCAGCGCAGCAGGGGGAGCACCCTGCTAATGGGGATTAGCCGGGTCTCCCCCGTC